TTCGCCAAATCAATCCCTGAGGATTCGTGGAAACCAGTTAAAAAATTATCAGTTAATAATAATAAAAATATGAACGATAAAGACAAGAAAAGCGACGAAAAAGTTGAAGCGGAGAAAAGCTTTGTGAACAAAGCTCAATTCGATTCATTCTCAGCGACTATCGCAAAGGCGATGGACGGTCTTGCTACGTCCGTAAAAAAGGCATTGGAAGTCAATGCTATGGACACAACCAATCCTGACAAAAAAAAGGAAGTGGTAGATACCGCACAAGTAGCCAAGGACGCGGCTGATGGCGATGACGGAAAAGCCGCAGGTGATGTCCCCGCCAAAGATCAAGACGCTCCCGATAAGGCAAAGGAGGCAGAAGACACAGAGCAAACTGCAAAAGCCGAAGACGATACGAAGGATGAGGAAAAGGAAAAATCAGCAGAGGATGAGGAAGATAAGGAAACAGAAAAGGCAGAGGATGGAGAGAAAGACGAAAAGGATACCGAAAAGGCATTCGGTGATAAGGAAGACGATGAGGAAGCCACGAAATCCGAAGGAGACGATAAATTGCCAAAGGACTTAAAGGCGGCTATGAAAAGTATTGCCAAAGCTACTTCGGCTATCGAGACCATGACGAAGCAGATTAGGGGCGCAAAGGCCATTCTCAAGTCAGAGAAGGTGGAAAAGAGCCAAGTGAACGAAATCGAGCAGTTCGCAAAAGCGATGTCGACATTCGTACAGCTTACCGAAGAAAGATTGGAAAAGAGCGGTAAGCGTGTCCCGGGACTTGCCCAAACCATTGCAACCATGATTCAGAATGATCCAGAATTGCAGGCCGAGATTTCTGGCATGATGAAAACGGCGACCTTCAAAAAGTCCCGTTCGACGACTCCATACATGGTGTCGAAGGATGGTCGCAGATTCCTTTTGACTGCATCAGAGATAAAGGATGAGACGGTCGAGAAGTCAGCGGATGGTAAGCAAGTTAAGTTTACGGATTTGTATAAGTCGAAGTATTCAGCCATTCGAGAGAAAGGTTTAATGGAGTAAGTTTTATTAAATTATTAATTAATCAATACATAAAAATATGAATAGACTAGAAAAAGCCATTGAGCGCGTTGAGAAGTCGGTTAACATTTCATTCGCAGGACCTACTCCAAACTCTCTCTTGGCACGTCAGGATTTGGAAAGTGCAATCGTAGTGCTCTCTGATCGACAGACCCCATTCAGAGACCGCGTATCCCGCATCAAAGGAGAAGGCTTGGCTCACTTGTGGAACCAACGCACTCGTCTCGATAACGTAGCCGATGGACCCGCAGGGTTGGTGAACCTGTTCTATGCCGACGGAAACTTGCCAAACGCCACTGATCCGAACTACGTCCAGCAAACAGCGGCATATAAGTATCTCGGCACCACCGCAGTTATCACGGGACCTATGATCGCATCGGGTCGGTCATACATCGACATCGAAGCTGAAGTAGCGGAAGCAACGCTTCGCCGCATTATTCAGGCAGAGGAATGGGCAGACTTCAAGGGAAGCACGTCGGCAAACTCCCTTTCCTTCAACGGATTCGATTTCCAGCAAACGACCAACGTCGTCTCGGCCGCTGGTGCCGCTCTTACCGCGAACGGAGTTACCATTCCGCTCTTCGATAAGATTGTGAAACTTGTTCGCATTCAAGGCGGGTCAAAGGTTGACGGCATCTACTGCTCATTCGGTCAGCAGAACGTCATCAACCAAATTGTATCGGCCGCCGCCCGCTACGTCGTCGCTCTCGACAGCCGTGAGAACATCGTGCAAGCAGGCGATCACGTCGTATCGTACATGGGTGCACTCGGCGCGATTCCAGTTATCGGAGACTTCTTCGTCAACGCCGCCCTGCCTTATCCTATCGACTCGACAGGTTCGAGCGGTTCAACAGGCAACGGAGTCTCGAACATTTACTTCTTGCGGCATGATGAGCAAGGGGTGCAGATGGCAGACCTCGTTCCACTTGGTCGGACGGAGCTCGGGAAGATTGCGGATACGATCAGGTTCTATGTGAACATTTATCTGACTCTCGCAGTCAAGGCAGAGCCATGGACTGGTCAGCTAACCCAAGTTCAAGAGCCATCCTAGTAATTAACGGATAGAAAAAAATAAAGACCCCGTGACAGGGGTTTTTATTATTGGATATGGTATAATATACCCATGAAACTAACCCTCAGTAGCGGTGCGGCATCAGAAGTATTCTACAACGGGAAATTCTATCCAACAGGAAAAGAGATAGACATGCCACTCTCGGAAGCCCTGCGGTTCAACAAAACATTCCGCCAGCAGATACGAGAAAAAATAGTACCGTATGATCCATTCCTATTCGGCGAGCAAAAGGAGATAGCCATGATGGCTGACATAGATAACCAATCGGGCTGGGGTAACGTCGGACTCAATCTCATAAAATACTCCGTAGACGACGTAAAAACAGCTCAATTTGGGCAACTGGTAGGTGTAGTCGACAAAGAGGTGTTAGAGGCCTCTCGGAGGGGCATAGAGGCTAGTATGGGGCTTGTAATACACGAACAACCAAAGGAAGAATGGATGACACTGCCATTTGAGCGAAAAATCGCTATTGTGCCGTTTGAGACCACTCGTATACCGCAAAGCTGGGTGCCGAGAATAAACTCATGTAAAGCTCTGATTGTGCCGTGCAAACAGAATGTAGAGATGATGAGAGATAGCGGAATAACGATACCGATAGAAATAGTTCACTGGGGAATTGATCCAGAAAAATTCTATGAAATCGAGCGACCGAGACGGGACACATTTACCTTCGGGACGATGGGTTCACTATCACTACGAAAGGGGACAGATATTTTAGTCAAAGCATTCTTCGAGGAATTCAAATATGAAAAGGATGTCAGACTACTCTGCAAAACAAGCTCGAATAATTTTCTATGGGCGGTTCGTGATCCGAGAATGCAAGTGGATATGACTCCCGTATCGCATGAAGAATTGATGAACCTATTTTTCAAACAGATAGATTGCTTCGTGTTTCCGACGAGGGGGGAAGGATTCGGACTGACCCCACTGGAAGCGGCCGCTACGGGAGTTCCTATCATCGCAACAGGATGGTCGGGAATAAAAGAATACATGACTCCAGAAATAGGATGGGAGATTGACCACACCATGGAACCAGCGACTTCGTTTAGTGAAAAAGTATATAAAGAGCCATGCGGTTTTTGGGCATTACCCGATAAAGAAAACCTTAAAAAACTGATGAGATACGCGTACGAACATAAAAACGAAACAAAAGAAAAAGGGAAAAAGGCGGCAGAGTATGTTAGACGAGAATGGACATGGAAAAAGAAGATTCCAATGTACATAGACGCATTAAAAAAACATTTATAAACCTTGACTTGGTGTATAATTAAGGTAACAACATGATAACACCTACAAGCGGACAATGGACAATTCAAAATTCAAATACTCCTCTAGGCACTCCGAAAGTAGTCGCTATAGATAACCCCTATTTGACCAAAGACGAATACATCACCAACGAATTGGCAATCGGTCTCGGTATAACTGCCAGTAGTCCGATCTATACATCAGGCAGAATCGATAAATTATTACTGACTGTATCGGCTCAAGTTAACAGATTATGTCGTAGGTGGTTTGATTGCCAAACTATAGACGAGACTAAAACTGGAATAATTGTACGCCCATGGAACCCCCAACTCGTAACTGTCGTATTACAGAATTCACCTTACAGTAAAATAAATTCCATCTATTTCCAAGTGCTCAAATGGTTCATTCAAATAGACACCAGCTCGAATGGATACCTGCAAGACTGGCCAGATTTGGGTATGTATAAAATCGTGCCACTGCTTTCAAACTCGGGTACGGGTACGGGATCGCCCATGCCCGCGGAGATAGTGGATAAGACACCTCTCGGAGTTCTATGGACGAATTACACATTTGGATACGGCACGGTTCAGACTGGCGTGACATTAAGTCAGCCCGTCGGAAACTCGGATTTGAAGACATACCAAGCTCCTCTCTACAACAGGCTATTCGCCCCAAGCCAACCCTTGTCGGTCTATTTGGGCAGTACATTACTTACCTCCTCCCAGTACTCGATAAACGACTACGCAAACGGTATAATAGTCCTCACGACTGCTAACTTTTATAGTTACGCAGTCACGGCAAACTACACGAGCAACGAGTCAATGCCGTTCGAGATCAAGGAAGCTGTATCACTTCTGGTGTCAGATTACTTGGGGCAAGCTGGAAGTAATCCAACAGGAGCGACATCAATCAGCATGCAAACATTCAGTGCAAGCTGGGATAGTGCAGGAACAGGTTTAATGAAACGTGCTATGGAGTTGCTGAAAACCCAGCAAAGCAATATGCCAATTATTATTTAATAATCAATAAAAATATGCCCCCTGCACTATTCAATCAGCTTGTGACCCTCTATAGGCGAACATCCACAGCAACTGACGCTTTAGGAAATCCTACGTATGGGGTTCCCGTGACAGGTGCGGGTTGGTCTGTAATCTACACCAACATGCCCGTCAAGTTAGCGTTCTCGGCGAAACAAATACAGTTTGCAATGACAGGTGAGAGGCCAGAACCGACAGGAATAGTATACTGCGGAGCGTCATATATCGTGTTACCCGAAGATAGAATTGTGACCGCGGGAAGTACGATTCAATACGTAGTCGTGAGCGTGGTACCAGCGTACTCGACGCCAAATACAATAGACCATTGGGAAATAATAGTTTCACTTCCGACCTAACATGAAACCCTCCTTCAAAAAATTCTGGAAAGAAATGGTGAATAAGCCCCAAGAAATAGAAATTCGCCAAGACGGTGATCAATGGATTACCGCATGGAAAGAAGGAGACGCAAACTTCGAGGAAGCGTTCAGAGAAAGACTACAAGCCGAAGAAAAGGCGTCGGCATTGAATGGTGAGGATATAACCTACGACAACGAATTACCTACGGAAAAGTTTATGAAGACGGATGACAAGCTATCACAGGAAGAAATACGAGAAGTGCAAAAGTATATCGAGAAGCTTCAAAGCCAAGGTCAGAAAGCCACCGATATTATAAAGAAGCTTCAGAATTACAACGACAAGCTGTCGGAATACTACAAAGCAAAACGGGCATTCGAGACAGAGAATAAAAACGCACAGAGTAAAGAAATAATCAATTCAGCAAGTAACTTGGATATAAACAAATTCAAGGTCATGCTTAATCCCAATGCGTGCAAGACATGCAGACAAAAAACAGAAAACGGAAGAAAGATATTTACTGAAAAAGAAATAACAAAATCAGGATTCGGTATGCGTCCTCCCTTCCACCCAAATTGTACGTGCTTAATACTGCCCTATTAAAATGTCCGATTCAATTCATATTAAATCCGCCGATGTTGACCGTGTCGTCAGCAAAGTAACCGATATAATCGGAAAGGAGCGTGGCATACTGGTAAAAAAAGTAACCGATATAACGAACGTGGTATTCCAAACCGCCCACACGAAGCGTGCCATGATGACCGCCAAAGAAGCCAAAGCACAACATAGGTCAAAACGGGTGTCTGATCCGAACGCAGAGTACGGCGTGCCCGTAGACACAGGTGCATTGCAAGCGTCTATTCAAAAGGAAGTTATCGACAGCGGAAAAGTGATAGAGGGGCATGTATTCGTAGACAAAGCATCGAAGGCATTTGGATACGCTCCCTACATGGAAGGCACGAAATCATTTGGTGGTAGACCCCGCCCTTTCCTATCGAGTGCCATTAAAGTAAATCGAGACTGGATAAGTAAGTACTGGAAACAGCGGATGTAAAAAAGCTGACTTGGTGTATAATTACATAGAGGGGAATACAAAAATGTACGAAATTTTCACAAAGATTATATCAATATTGACGGGAGACGCAACACTCACGGCGATGATTCCAGCGGCTAATATAACCACAGGACCATTTGACGTAGTGACCGAAGCCCAAGCAAGTTTGTACTATCCCCACATAACCCTGAATCTATCCAGTGAAAGCACCCGTTCAATTCCCACAGGAACTCGGGACACACTCGTCAACTTGGATATTTTCAGCAACACCAGTCAGTTGGAAGTAGACAACATTTACGAAAGAATTATTACTTTGTTGGAATACTACAACACAATGGTGGACGCAACTGCCGTTATATTTTGGATGAAAGTAAGCGGGGCGTCTGATCAATTTGAATCATCACGGAGAATATGGAACAGGTCGGTTCATATTATCGTGTGGTCGCAGAAACCGCAATTATATTAATAGTTAATAAAATAATAGAATGTCATTACCACAACAATCACTGACACCCGCAGTACCTGGAGTAGGAGATTTCATTATCAATAGCCTTAAAAATTCCAAAGAGGCAACAGGTGGGGCACAGATTACTTCTGTCACGACCTCCATACAATCGGGAACAAATAAGGTTATTTACACACTAGTGACGGCATCGGAAACGGTAGTTACTTTAGCAGATGCAATAACCCTTCAATCAACCAATAATCAAGGGCAAGATACATGGTTAGTCGAGCAGTAATTATTAGCTAATAAAATTAAAATAATAAAATGCCAGCATTCACCAGTCCAGGAACTCCAGTAGCTAACCGAATCTTTTTCAATTCGGGAACTATGGATTTCGGCACAAATCGTATCGTCATGCTCGATTCCATTACCATAAAAACGGAATGGAGTACGGCAGACTTGTTTGCAGTAGGTTCAATTATGCCCCAAGCAAAAAACAGGCACACATTCAAGTGTAGTGTCACGGGTAAAGTTAAGTCATGGGCGGCAGAAATGTTTTCATTCGCATTAGGTTCATCAGCCGCAGGTACTCCAAACACCATCAACCCTCTCGATGGACAGCCAACGCTTCTATCGCCTGTGTTCACCGCATACGACGCTAACTTAAAGGAATATCAGTATCAATTCACGGGAGCCATTTTCAAGAGTATCAGCACTGCAGTAAAGATGGAGGATTACGGAGAATTTGACTTCGAGATGGAAGCTATGGGATTAACAGAATTATACACCTCATAACATGGAATCACTTCTAAAAATAACCAACGCGCCATTCCAGATTGAATTCATGGACAAGCCGTACATGGTCAAGAAAGCCAGTCTCGATCAGGTCATAAAATTCATGAAGAAAATGGAAGACTTGCGTTCAAAAAAAACCCCGAATCTTGAGTCCTCGATTTCATTGGTATCGTATGCCATGTTCATATCTCTATCGGCGGTTGATCCAACAATAACGGAAGAATTCGTACAGACGAATATGCCCGGCACCGTGGATGCTACGGATGTTCTTACGATACTGGGTTTTATCACCCCGAAACAAGCGACTCTGACCAAAGCAAAAGTGGAGACCTCGACTACGGCAAGCTCTTCGCCATCATCACCGAGCGTACAGGATGGAGACCCGACGAAATCTCCCGTCTCAGCGTAGACCAGATAAACATGTATGTGAAAGCGTGGAGCGGTGAGACTAAATCTGGAAAAGGGACAACGGTCGAGAATGGTAAAGTCAGGTCGATAGACGTTGATACGTTCAATCTTGTTTCGGGGATACCAAGGAAACTCATAAAAAAATAAATCAAAATGAACGGATCAATTATAGACGAATTGAAGGTTGTGATCAGCGCGGACTATAGTTCGCTCAAGGTTTCACTTGCCCAAGGACTCGATGCTCTGAAAGATTTCATGATTGAAGC